AACCCGATGAAAAACCAATTCAAAAATAATTCACGTTTAAAATAAAAGACCTGTTTACTTTTTCTATAAATCTTGTTATAATATACCTTATACAAACGCGGAGTGAAAATGAATAAAATTATTAAAGTTATTAAACGTGACGGCCGAAGTGAGCCATTTGATTTAGATAAAGTCCATCGAGTATTAGAATGGGCTACAACTGGAATATCTGGTGTTTCTATCTCAGAAATTGAATTAAAGTCAAATATTCAATTATATGACGGAATTGAAGCATACGATGTACATGAGCTACTAATCAAATCAGCAGCTGAACTTATCTCAGAAGCTACACCTAACTATCAATACGTATCAGCAAGACTGATAAACTACAAATTGCGCAAAGAAGTATATGGTCAATATGAACCATGGATTCTTAAACACATTATTGAAAAAAATATTGAATATGGTGTATATGATGAAGAAATTTTAACCAAATATACTGAAAGCGAATTAGACAAACTAAATAGCTATATCAAACACGAGCGAGATGATGAGTTTACTTTTGTTGGTATGGAGCAATTTCGTGGTAAATATTTAGTACAAGATCGCTCAAGTAAAAAAATATTTGAAACACCTCAAGTTCTTTACATGATGATTGGTGCAACACTTTTTGCTGATTATCCAAAAGAAACTAGATTGAAGTGGGTAAAAGAATTTTATGATGCGGTATCTCAATTCTATATTTCTTTGCCAACTCCTATTATGGCTGGAGTTAGAACACCAACGCGCCAATTTTCGTCTTGTGTTCTTATTGAAAGTGGAGACTCTCTTAATAGTATTAATGCTACTGCTACTTCGATTGTTAGTTACATCTCGAAAAAAGCTGGTATCGGTATTGGCGCTGGATCAATTAGAGCAATTGGATCTAAAATTAATGATGGAAGTATTGTTCACACCGGACTTATTCCATTCCTTAAGTACTTTCAAGCTGCGGTAAAATCATGTAGCCAAGGTGGTGTTCGTGGTGGTGCTTCTACTGTATACTTGCCAATCTGGCATTTAGAGTTTGAAGAGCTTGTAGTGCTTAAGAACAATAAAGGTACTGAAGAATCTCGTGTAAGACAAATGGACTATGCTTTCCAGTTCAATAAGACTATGTATGAAAGACTATTAACGGGTGGCAATATTACATTATTTTCTCCACACGACGTACCAGATCTTTATGATGCTTTCTATTCGGATCAAGAAAAGTTTAAAAAGCTATATGAGAAATATGAAGCAGATAAATCTATTCGTAAGAAAACAATGCCAGCAATGGAAGTCTTTAGTCAGTATTTGACAGAACGTAAAGACACTGGACGAATCTATCTTATGAACGTTGATCATGCTAATGAACATGGTGCATTCATTCCAGAAACATCACCTATTAGACAGTCAAATTTATGTTGTGAGATCAATCTTCCAACAAAACCTTTAAACTCTTATGATGATGAAGAAGGCGAAATTTCTTTATGTACTTTAGTAGCAAGTAACTGGGGTATGATTAATGATCCATCTGAATTTGAAAAATACTGTACTATTTCAGTTAGAGCTTTAGATGCACTACTTGACTACCAGGCATATCCTATTAAGGCGGCTGAAAAGTCTACCTTAAATCGTAGACCGCTTGGTGCAGGTATTATTAACCTTGCATACTTCCTTGCTAAACGAGGATTAAAATATAATGATGATGCACTAGCAACTATTGATGAGTATGCTGAAGCATGGTCTTATTACTTAATTAAAGCTTCTGCAGATCTTGCTAAAGAAAAAGGTAGTATTCCTGGTTTACTTGAAACTAAGTATGGATTTGGTATTACTCCAAACCAAACATATAAGAAAGACGTTGATGACCTGGTGCCTCATGTCGAGCGAATGGACTGGGATGGATTACGTGCTCAGCTAAAAGAAACTGGTATCCGTAACAGTACTCTTATGGCTCTTATGCCAGCTGAAACATCTGCTCAGATCAGTAACTCTACTAATGGTATTGAACCACCACGAGCGCTTGTTTCTTATAAGCAATCAAAAGATGGTGTAATGGCACAAGTTGTTCCAGGTTATCATCACTTAAAAAATAAATATGACCTATTGTGGGATCAAAAAACACCTGAAGGTTATTTGAAAGTTTGTGCAGTACTTCAAAAATATATTGACCAAGGTATTTCTGTAAATACAAGTTATAACCCCGAACATTTTGAAGACGGCAAAGTTCCAATGTCTCAGTTACTAAAAGATATTGTAACATTTTATAAATATGGCGGCAAACAGTTATATTATAATAATACACACGATGGTGCTGGCGAGATCGATGATTCACATGAAGATTTACCTTCTGAAATTGAAGATGATAACGAATGTGATAGTTGTACAATATAATAAATAGATTGCCAGACCAAGTGGTCTGGTAGTTCATATCAAAGAGGAAAATAATGTCAGTATTTCAAAAGAAAAATAAATCCCATCTTGAATCTAAAATGTTTTTTGATGATGGTGTTGATGTAGCTCGTTATGACACTTTGAAGTATCCTCAATTAGACAAGCTTACCGATAAACAGCTTGGATTCTTTTGGCGACCAGAAGAGATTGACGTGTCTAAAGATAAGTCTGACTTTGCGGCCTTAACAGATTTTGAAAAGCACATTTTTACATCAAACTTAAAACGTCAAATTTTACTTGATTCAGTTCAAGGCCGTGGACCGGCTGAAACACTTATGCCAGTCGCGTCTATTCCCGAGCTAGAGCCATTAGTGATGACATGGACTTTTATGGAAACAATCCATTCTCGTTCATATACACATATTATTCGTAACATTTATGCTAACCCATCAAAAATCTTTGATGAAATGCTAGATATTTCAGAAATTGTGGATTGTGCAGAAGATATTTCAAAATATTATGACGATTTCATTGAATATTCTAAATGGCACGAATTGCTTGGCGAAGGTACTCATACTATCAATGGTAAAAAGAAATCTATTGATAGATACGAATTAAAGAAAAAACTATGGCTTGTTTTAAATTCAATTAATATTCTTGAAGGTGTTCGTTTCTATGTATCCTTTGCATGCTCATGGGCTTTTGCAGAGTTAAAGAAAATGGAAGGTAACGCTAAAATTATTAAGTTTATTGCACGTGATGAGAATACTCACCTTGCGGCATCTCAAACTATATTAAAGCTTTTACCAAAGGACGATGAAGACTTTGCTAAAATTAAAGAAGAGTGCGAGCAAGATGTTATTGATATGTTTGCATTAGCGGTAGAACAAGAAAAACAATGGGCACACTATCTATTTAAAGATGGATCAATGCTTGGTTTAAACGAAAAGTTGTTAGGCAATTATATTGAATGGATTGGAACTAAACGCATGCGCACATTAGGTTATCAATCTCCATATCAAGTAGCACAGGCTAACCCTCTACCATGGACTGAAAAGTGGATTGGTGGTGGAAACGTACAAGTAGCACCGCAAGAAACAGAAATTTCATCGTATGTTATCGGTGGTGTAAAACAAGATGTCACAGAAGACACATTAAAAGGAATGAGCTTATGACGGGCTTTCATGTATTTAGTAAAGATAATTGTCCACAATGCGATCAAGCAAAGCAGTTATTAAAAATTAAAAAAGAAGAATATATTGTTACTAATGTTGGAAAAGATATGACTCGAGAAGAATTCATAGAAATGTTTCCAAGAGCTAGGTCTTTTCCAGTAGTTTTGTATAATCGCGAAATTATTGGTGGATTACCTGAATTAATGAAATATATTCAAAATAAAGAATTAGAAGGAATGAGCTTATGACTAGCAGAGAGCATGAGTGTATAGAATGCGGTGCATTATTTTCGGTTGACTTTGTTGAAGATGAATCAGATGATCAAGTTAAATTTTGTGTATCATGTGGTTCTAACTTAGAAGTTGAACTAGATCTCCGTTTATACGATGATGAAGAATTTTTATAACCATATATAGTCCTATACTTAATATAGGATTAATATGAACTGGTTATTTGAAAATAAAGAATTTACATCTGAAGAGATTGGTGATTATGTTGGATTTGTCTACTTAATTACTGATCTTAAAAATAATAAAATGTATGTTGGTAAAAAGAACTTTTGGTCAATCCGTAAATTGCCACCATTGAAAGGCCAGAAAAGAAAACGTACTAAAAAAGCTGAGTCCGATTGGAAAAATTATTTTGGATCAAGTGAAGCAGTAAAGCTTTTAGTTGAAGAGTATGGACAAGATAGCTTTAAAAGAGAAATCTTGAGATTGTGTAAGACTAAAGGTGAAATGAGTTATTTTGAACTATATCATCAAATGATTAATCATGTACTTTTAGACGAAACGTATTATAACGC